TTAGGGACGAGCGTATTGATTCCCTCGAGGGGCACGACTATACCCAGCATTATCAGCATCTATTTGAGTCATGTATTGATAATTATTTGGATTTGTAACACGAGAATAGTACTTTCCACTATCTGAACGAGCGAAAACCATACCATTTGCAGCGATAGACCACTGGCCATCAACAGTGTATGAATTATTTTGTTGTTCAGCTTGACGTTGAGCTTCAGCAGCTTGCTGTTCTTGAGCCTGACGCTGAGCTTCAGCAGCTTGTTGCTTTTGTTGTTCTGCTTCAGCTGCCTCATTAGATTTTATAGTTGAATCAACATTGACTAAGCGATTTAATAATTCTTGGTTTCCACCAGGTATAGATTGAATAGCTGATAATGCTGCATTGTAGTTATCTCTAGTTGGATTAGCTTCAGCTTGTTCCAGAGTGGTTTTAGCTGTTGAAGTTTTTTGATTAATTTCTTCTTGGCGTTTTTTCTCAGCTTCTTTAGCTTTTTGTTCTTCTTGGTGCTTTTTTTCAGCCTCTTCTTTAGCTTTTTGTTCTTCGGCCTTTTTCTTTTTAGCTAATTCTTTAGCCTTTTTTTCATCTTTTTCTCGGCTTTCAGAAGAGACAGATACACTAGAAGATGAAGATTTAGCGTCTTTGTGTACATCTGCTTGTCCAGTTGTTGGTGGAGCAAGAGCCCCTCCGATTACCATAACTATAAAAGCTACTAGAATTCCAATACTAATCTTTTTCTTTGAACGTTTCTTCTTGGAGAAAAAAGAATATACTAAAAAACATACTCCAAATAGAAAACCAAAGAACCCAACTAAAATTAAAAACGTACTCATTTATTCCTCCTTGTTGAATATATCACTGGGTAAATCAAGTATTTACTCCCACTTGAAGGCAGGTAGTGATAGTCGCCCTTAATAAAGCCTTAACAAAAAGAAAGCCGGAAGGCCAACCTTTTTTAATTAGTAGGGATAGTTTTTTCAAAACTTCCATTATCCATAAAATCTTTCATGATAATAGGAGAACCTGGATAAATAATTTCTACACCAACAACTGCATCAACAGTAGCATCAGGCTTAACATCTGTATCGCCCATCTTTACAAGATCTGGTTTGTAGTCTTGAGGGAACAAGCCATTTGCTCCATTCAATAGTTCTTCGGTTTTATCTGTTTCCTGTATAGGTTTGATTGATGTAGCGAATGCCATCCAAGGACTTTGAGGTTTGTCAGATTTATTAGTATATTGAATTTCAATAGCTAATATTTTTTTATTTGGATCATATTGGCTAGATAATTCTTCAGTGTTTTTTATTACAATCTTTGATGAATCGTCTTCAAAAGTTGTATCACTTGTAGATTTTTCTTCAGTACTTGAATCCATAGAGTTGCTGCTCTCTAAAGTAACCATTGTGGAAGTATTAATAGTCGTTTTTTTAGGCACATCAGAGTTTGAATCGTTGTTACCACAAGCACCTAATGTGATACTAGAAAACAAGATTAATCCTAACCAAACTATTTTTTTCATATTTTCCTCCAAAAAATAAAATAATTTACTCCCACTTAATGGCAGGTAGTGATAGTCGCCAATTTTAAATTAAAAATCTGTACACGTTTTCAGGTAGCCCATACAAATTTGTTAATTCCTCAACTTTTCTAGGGTATTGATCGTTGTCTTCTTTATAAAGAGAAACAATGAGATTAGCAGCAAAGCAATTCGCTTCGCTTTCTGATTTGCTTCTGGATGTTCGTGTAGATACATAATAGCTAGATAACCCACGATGAAAGATGGCGTGACCTAGTTCGTGAGCACAAATATAGAACCGTTCTTCAGAATACTTTAGTTCGTGATTTAGAAGAATAACCGAACGCCCTAACAGTTCTTGAAATTGTCCCTTTGGATTATTCAAAAAAGGAACATACCTAATCTGAATATCCATTTTTTCGCAAATAGTAAAGGGATTAGCTGAATTATATTTTTGCTTCAGTTTGCCAACTAGACTAATTACGTCCATCTCCATAGAAAATCACTTCTCTTTACTTTTGTCTTCTTTTCTAAATTCCCAAAATAGACCTGTCAAAACATCTTTTACCCGTTGTTTCTCTTCATCTGTTAATGTTTCACCACCATAAGCCATGTTAACGTTGGAATCGAGCATTTTATCTAATTCAATTATATCTTCTTTAGTCGCCCATTCTGGAGTTTTATGATTACTTAATAGATAGTCAGTACTAACGTTAAATAGATGAGCTAATTTAGTTAGTGCTTCTGAATTAGGTTCTGCACGACCTACTTCCCAACTTCCTATAGTTTGTTGGGACACGCTCATTTTTTTTGCTAGTTCTGCTTGGGTCCAGCCATGTTGCTTTCTTAACTCTTTGATTCGATCTTTTAACACAGCAAGTCCTCCTTTTAATAAAATTATATACTACAAAGCGTAGTCGGTACAACGAAATTTAGTTAATACAAAAAAAAGTAGTAATAGTGGTTGACTTACTAAATTTTGTAGTATATTATAACTACATAAGGTAGTAAAAGAGAGGTGGAAATGTATGGAAAACAAAATGGGACAAATAAGATCTAGAAAAGGGATCTCTCAATCTCAACTAGCGTCTTTATTAAAAGTATCCCAAAAAACAATCAGTTCTTGGGAGGTAGGACGTACCTTGCCTAAGCCTTCCCAGATGCAACATCTAGAAGATATTTTTCATGTTCCTAAAGAAAAAATTTTTTTCATGGCTTTTAACTACAAAAATGAGTTAAAAACAAGGGGGGCTTCCAAATGACACGACAAGAAAAAATAAACATCGTACTTGATGCTAGACCTAGACTAGTTCACATCATCAAGTGTGCTACAGATGATCAACTTGATCGTTTAGTTGAAGAAGTTCAAAAAGAGCTTGAACGTGAACTAGATGAAGCAGCTTTCGTTTGATTCTTTAAATTAATAGTATAAAAAAATTGCTCGTATTGATATACGGGCGAATAAGAATATGAGGTGTTTAAACTGTTAAAAAAATCAAGTGTTATTCGAGAATCGTTAGTCGAAGTAATTAATAAGAGTGGTGAGACTAAAAAGGAAATAGCAAGACAAATCAACGTCTCTCAACAGTCATTAAGCGATTGGACAACATTGCTTAATACGAAGCCCGTGACGTTGGAAAATGCTCAGGCGTTAACGGATCATTTTAGAGATTCAGATTTCACTCTTCAAGTGATTCATGAGTTCTTTGGTTTATTTAAATCAATAGATGGTGATGTTTATAGGAGAGATCCTTCATCATTAGACAAGTTGCAAATGATTGAATCAGATGAGCGGAAACAGAAGAAGCAAGAAGTAGAGAAAATTCTTCTTAAACAAGTAAATTACTTAACTGTTGATGATCGTCAACAAATCATTGCATATGCTTATGAATTTTTAGATGAAATCATGGTGGAAGTAACACTAATAAGTGCATTATGCGAAATACTTGGAATCGATATTCGCAAGCTTAGTGAGGAACGGCTGTCGTACTGGGTAGCACAAGGATATATGAAAGGATGATGGAAATGGAAACATTGGAAAATATTTTTCCAAAAAAAGTTGTCTTGAAGCGCAACAATAAAAGAAACATTGAAAAATTAACATACTCAGTTACTGAAGCGGCATTAGCTATAACAACAAATCCTCAAAATGTTAAAGATTTGATTGAGATGGGATACATCGGTTTTTTGAAACTCGGTGAAATTAGAATTCCTAAAACTGAAGTCGCTCGATTTTTAGAGAATCATATGAATGAAGATCTTGCTAGCGAAATTGCTAAATATAGAGAGGAGAGAAAGAAATGAAAACTGTATTTAAAATGACTGTCAAGAGCGCTTTGCTTATGAGTCTAGTAGCAATCGTACTGGCAAGTATTAATCCAGCATATGCACTTATTTATTGGGGAACCTTAGTAACAGTTACTGCTGTAAGAGAAAGTTTCAAAATGCCAACACAAAAAAGACCGACCAGCGACGGCAATCGCTAATCGGCAACATAACAAAATAACTTAACTGTATTTTAGCACGAAAGGAAGGCTAAAACAATGAATGATTTTGGACAAGCGCTTGATCAATATTTAACGACTCCTGAATGGGGCACGGCACATCAAGAGGTGGAAGACGATGAGTAAATCTACCTTAGAAATGAGCCATCAAGAATGGCTCGAAGACCGTAAGAAAGGTATCGGAGGTTCTGATGTCGGAACGATTTTAGGATTGAATAAGTGGAAATCACCTTATCAACTCTGGCTAGAAAAAACAGGACAAGTCGTAATTGAAGAATCAGAAAATGAACCAGCTTATTGGGGCAATGTCTTAGAAGAAGTTGTTGCCAAAGAATTTCAAGAACGAACAGGCAAAAAAGTACGCAGAAGAAACCAAGTGTTTGAACATCCGTTACATCCATTTTTAAGAGCAAATATTGATCGTGACGTAGTAGGGGAAAACGCCATTCTTGAATGCAAAACAGCTAACCAATTTCTTGGTAAAGAGTGGGAAGGAGAAGAAGTCCCGCTTAGCTATCTCTGTCAGGTTCAACATTATATGAATGTTTTGAACAAAGATTATTGTTATATCGCTGTGTTGATTGGCGGACAAAGATTCATTTGGAAGCGAATTGCGAGAGATCAAGAATTAATCGATACAATTACAGAACGCTTGGTTGAATTTTGGGAAACAAATGTAGTTGAAGGTATCGAGCCTGTAATTGACGGAAGTGAAGCGACTGCTGACTTCTTAAAAGAAAAATATGCAGATGTAGAAGAAAATCAAACAGCTCTACCATCGCGTTTTGATGAACTTATCGAGCAAAAAAGAGAACTCAAGCGGACGAAAAAAGAAATTGAGTCAGCTATCCGTCAAGTAGACAACGAGATTATCAGCGAGCTAGGAAAACGTGCGGCAAGTATTGGTATTACACAAAGGAACATCATCAGCTGGAAACTTGTTAGTACTAAACGTATGAACACGAAGAAACTAGCAGAGAAATATCCAGATATCGCAAGTGATGAAGAGATCTATAGCATTACTGAATCTAGAAGATTGACAGAAAAGGAGATTAAATGATGGAAAGATGTCCCCGCTGTGGAAGCGAAGTTAGAGAAACATCTTGGAGTTATTGTACGATTTGTGGATTACCACTGAAGGAGGAAAAAAACAATGGCAACAAATGAATCGTTAAAAAACCAATTGGCAGAAAAGCCACAGAAACAAGTTGCACCAGGACAGTTAGGGCTTAAAGCTCTAATGAATACACCAACAATGAGAAAGAAATTTGAAGAAGTACTTCATGACAATGCTAATGCTTTTATGTCGAATGTTATGACTCTTGTATCTAATGACAGTTATCTTGCAGATAGTGAACCGATGTCTATCATGAGTGGTGCGTTAACTGCTGCAACATTAAATCTTGGGCTAGATAAGAATTTAGGTTATGCATATTTAGTTCCATTCAATAGTAAAAACAAGCAAACAGGAAAATGGGAAAAGAAAGCTCAATTTATGCTTGGCTATAAAGGATATATCCAATTAGCCCAACGATCAGGTAAATACAAAGCATTAAATGTGATTGAAGTTTACGAAGGAGAACTAAAAAGCTGGAACCGACTGACAGAAGAGTTTGAGTTTGATCCAAATGGTAGAACATCTGATGAAGTCATTGGATATGTTGGCTATTTTGAATTACTGAATGGATTCAAGAAAACTGTCTATTGGACCAAACAAGAAATTGAAGCTCATCGAATTGCTAACAATAAAGATCGAGATAAGACAAAGTTAAGTGGTGTGTGGGCATCTGATTACAATGCAATGGCACGAAAAACTGTTTTGAGAAATCTTCTTTCTAAATGGGGGATCTTATCCATTGAAATGCAAGAAGCTACCACATCGGATGAGAGAGTCCAAAGAGTTCAAGAAGATGGCAGCATTATTGCTGAAACAGAAGTTGAGGAAGATATTCCTGAAAGAAAAGAAGCAGAGGTTATTTCTGAAGAAAACGAAGATGTACAAACTGGATTATTTGATGCATCTAATCCGCCGTTAAACAAATAATGAGGGAGTTTTCTCCCTCAAATTACTAGAACGAAAGGAGGAACACAATTGGATTACATCGGACAGCTTAATGCTTTTGACAATTGGCTTGAATATAACGAGCTTGGCGCTGGTCCCCAATTGCTTTGGTACAAGCTAATGGCTATAGCAAACAGAAGTGGATGGCAGAGCGAATTATCGATTGCCAATACAAGGCTACAAGCAATGACTAAAACGTCTGAAAAAACATTGATTAATAATCGAAACCAATTGATCCAAAATGGACTCCTTCAATATAAAAAGAGAGGTCGTACAAAAGCTGGTGTTTATATCCTTTCTGATTTAACTGGAAAATTTACAGTAAAAACTACAGTAGATAATACGGTAGAAAATCCCACTACTGGAAATATTCCAGTAGATAGTAAAGTAAATCCGAAAGTAATTAGGGAAGTAAATCCTTCAGTAGATTCTACAGTAAATCCTTCAGCTTATATAAACAATACAAAACAAAACAAGACAAATAAAGAAGATGATGATATAGGCGTGTATGAGTTCATACAAAAAAACTGGGGGAAAGCACCTACTGGACTTTTGCAAGGAGCATTAGGACCGATGATTAAAGCTTGGGGAGCAGATATGATTCTCTTTGCTTTTAAATTAGCTTTCGAAAACAACGTTGAGATGCCAGGATTGAAAAAATATGTTGAAGCGATATTAAATTCATGGAGTAATCAAGGAATTAAGACAATGGAATCAGCAGAAAAAGCTCAAGAAGCTTTTAAGAACAAGAAAAAACAAAACTATCTTCCTAAACGTCAAAACAATGTACGGCGTGAAAAGTTACCTGATTGGGTCAACAAACCTCAAGAAGAAAAGACGCTAGATCCTGATAAAAAAGCAGAATTAGAAGCCCGCTTTGCTGCTTATCAGGCTAAGAAGGAGGCGCTTCTTGAGAATGAATAAATATCGTAATCGAAAAACTATCCATCGAGGTATCAAGTTCGATTCTATCGCAGAAGCAGAGTACTACGATCTAGCCTTGTGGCAAGCGGAAGCGAATGGCTGGAAAGTGAAACTTCAAAAAAGATTTGAGCTGATGCCGAAATTTGAACTAGACGGAAAGAAGTATCGCAAGATCGAGTATATTCCCGACTTCACATTTTATAAAAACGGCAAACTTGTCAAAGTCGTAGATGTTAAAGGAATGCAGACAAAAGACTTTAAGATCAAGGCAAAATTGTTTTGTCATAAATATCAAGTTCCGTTGATTTTAGCGAAGAAATATCGGAATACGTTCAAGGAAGAACGGTTTTAACGAGGTGATCCATCATGACAACAGAAGAAGTGATTCAAATGCGTATTCGAAGCCTTCAACGGGAGATTGACGAACTGGAGCGGACAAAGGCAGTAATGGTCAATGAAACGGCGAGAAAGGCAATCGATTTGCACATAGAGAATTTAAAAAGGGAAATCCATCGATTGGAGGAATGAGCGTGGATAAGAAAGCAGCAATGAAACGAATTGCTGAATTAACCAAGTCAGAATCTTGGCAGGAAGACAAAGAAATAGTTGCAGAAGTCCAAAAGCTCGGCAAATCAATGTGGACTGAAAAAAACAAACGGAAAACGCCGAGAAAAATTGCAATCTGGCATGGTGATCGAATTCTAGTAACAGGTACTGCTGAACAGTTATCTGAAATTACTGGTCTGAGCAAAAACATTATTTGGGATAGAGCTAGGAGTTTATGGATTGATTCAAAAGGACGACAGTTTAGGTATATGGAGGAGAAAAAATGCTAGATATGAAAATCGAAGATTATCGAATTACCAGTGATTCTAGAAACATTGTCTTATCGAAGGTAAGACGAGATGAAGAAGGAAATATCCGCTACACAGAAACAAAAGAAGAATCACGAGCAGATATCGGATACTTTCAAACTGTCTCATCGTGTTTAAAGGCGATACAACGCGATTACGTGTTAAGTGAAGAAAGAACGATAAAAAGTATTATCGAGTACAAAAAAGCGTTAGAAAACATCACTAGACAGTTTGAACAGGCATGTGAGATTGAGGAGGAGAAATAATGGACGAACTAATCACAAAAGTAGAGCAGTGGGCTAAAGATAAGGGATTGGATCAAGCTGATTCCAGCAAGCAAATGTTAAAAACGATCGAAGAGATTGGGGAAGTTGCCGCTTCTCTAGCTAGAAAAGATGAACATGGTTTAAGAGACGGAATTGGAGACGTAGTAGTAACCTTGATTATTTTAGCTATGCAAAATGATATGGATTTGTACGAGTGTCTGAACCAAGCATACAACGAAATCAAAGGACGCACAGGGAAAATGGTAGGTGGTGTATTCGTGAAGTCGAGTGATTTGGAGGAAGCGGAATGAATGTTCAAAATAGCATTTTATCTGTTCGATTACACAGATGATTCGTTTAAGAAAGTTTATTTCCATCACTGGAATGATAGCAAGCCAGTTTTTACAAAAAACAAGAGGAGAGCTCAGGAGTATTTTGATGAAAGATCAGCAAATAAAGATATAGTGCAGTTAAAAAAAGCAGAATCACCATCTGCAAAAACATTGTCGATTCGATTGGAGGAAAAAGAATGAAACTAAAAGACGGATTTTACGCTAGTAGTCATGGTATTGGCGGTTTGATGCTAGATATGCCGACAAAGAATCCTAAAAAACGTAAGAAACCAAAAGTCAAAGTCGGTGACATGGTTCGCTGCGAAGCAGAAGGGTTCATCTATCCATTTCGTGGATATGTAGAACACGTCTATAATCACTCAGCGATCATTCGCATTGAAAACACGATGGAATGTGACAAGCGGTTAGCGAAAAGCAAAGAGAATTTAGCAGTGGCTCGATTGGTGGATATGGAGGTAATTAACTAATGATCACAAACGTTATTAGTATCACAGCAATAGTTATTCTACTTTTGACGGTTGTTTCCTTGAATAACGAAGCAACTAATCTCAAAAAAGAAAACAATAAACTAAAAAGCATACTGAAAGACACGAAGTATGCTGAAATTGTCGATTTATTATCTGATGACAAATAAAACAGCAAGCCATTATTAGCTCGCTGCTCGTGACAAATATGATTTGCCCCTGCCAAGGTAAGTCTATTATATCACAGGAGGCAGCTATGGAGTTAAAGGTAATTGGATTAAGCGACATTGAAAAAATGCAAGGAGAACATTGTTTAATCATTATTTCAAACGGTCAAATGAAAAGTGTCGAGCTTCCTTCGTTTGGAACAACAGTTATAGAGTCTCATTGCAATAAAGTTAAGCAAGTTAAAGAAGAAGTAAAACAACTATTTTAAATATAATCCTACCAGAAAACTGGCGGATACAAGTTAACAAGAATTTTCTTGTTGATTTGTGTCCGTTTTTTTATTTGCGAAATTGAGGAGGCTATCTATATGAATGAGTTGATTCAAGAATACAAAACTGACTTGAATATATTGAAAAAACAGCATCAAAAAATTTTAAATAAACGATATCGCGTGCCTGTTAACGAAAATGGGAGAGTGATACATAAATTAATAGATGATCGCACTCCTCAAGACATCGCAGATCAAAAAGTGATAGCAGAAGCTATATCAACAACAGAATATGCTTTATTTTGGCTAGAAACAGGGAGAGAAAAACCATTTGATGATGAACAAGCTAAGAAGATACCAAAACATAGGAGAGCCGTTAAAGTGGCAGATATCGATGTTATGAGTTATCAAGTTTACTTGCAAGAAATAGAAAAACCTGCTGAAGAGACGATTTCCCCAAAGAAAAGAGAAATGTTGCTCCAAGTGACGGAGATAGAATCTTTATTGTCTAATAAAGAACTGACATTATTCCATCTGATCAATAAAGATCTATGCACTTATGGAGAAGCTGCTGAAAAAATGGACTTAGCTGTTGGAACAGTCAAATCCATGTCTCAGAGGATAAAAAATAAAATCGATAATTATTTTGAATATGGACACCAAATCAACCTTTTTGAGATTAGCTAAAATTTGTAAACCATTCCCACCTATAAGTGAAGTCAATTATTAGATTAGACACTCACAAGTTAATTCATTCTTTTATTCCGAATAATTGTTCTTCAAAAATAAATCATGCATCGTTTTCGATGCTTCTTCTTTAACGATAGTCAGTGGCAACCAACATAAATAAAAAGGATGTGAACTCAACTCCTCCTAAAACGTTCTTATTATCTATTTGTTGTCACTGGCTATTTCATACATATTATAGGGAGGCAAGCTGATGAGGAACTACTGGTATGTGTCATTGATCAACGATTATCCAAGATGCAAAGATTGTCGTGATAAAAGAGTTGTTCAATCTGTTCAAATGAAAAGCAAATATTCTGTTATAGAGATGATCAGAGAAGCCGAACCGAATGAAATTGATGCATGCCGTTTAGTCTATTGCGGTCATGGTTTCTATTCAGATAAACACATAAAGGAAAATCTTTCAAAGTATATTTAAGTACAATCAAGAAACTGAGAGGTGGTGAGAATGGTTGAACTAAAAAATAATAAACAAGAACAATTTGCAAAAGAATATCTAATTGATCTTAATGCAACGCAAGCGGCCATTCGAGCCGGATATTCCAGCAAAACTGCATATTCTCAAGGACAACGGTTGTTGAAAAATGTTGAAATTCAAACTCGTATTTCTGAATTAATGAATGAAAGAAGTCGTAGAACAGAAATAACTGCTGATCGTGTGATCCAAGAAATAGCTAAAATTGCTTTTTCGGACATCGGAGAATATATGACTTGGGATCAAGATGGAAATATAACCATGCTTTCAAGTGATAATTTAGATACGAGTGTAATTCAAGCTATAAAAAGTAATCGAACTTTACGACCGATTGGCGATGGAGAAGAAGTTATAGATTCATCTTTAGAAGTGAAGTTTCATCCTAAACTTAAAGCTCTTGAGTTGCTTTATAATCACGTTAATGGTTCAGACAAACTATCTAAGGCTCAGGTTAGAAAGGCAATTGCTGAAGCAAAAATAATTGAAAATAAAGCAGATAAGTTAACTGCTGGAGGAAAAGTCAATAATCTGCTTCAAGCTCTCTTAGATGTTAAATCTGGAGGTGATGGAAGTAATGGAACTGAAGTTTAGCCCGAAACAGATTAGTAATATTAATCAAGTGGTTCAAGGGATTACTTTTGAATTGAATGAAGGAACACCTCGTAGTGGGAAGACAACTTCCGATATTTTTAAAATGGCTGATTTTTATTTGAGATCCCCTGATCAAAACCATCTTGTAACTGCTTATAACCAGGAACAAGCTTATAGAATGTTTATGGATGGAGATGGATTAGGCTTGGTTCATATATTTGATGGTTGTTCCGATATACGACACGATGAACATGGTGATCATCTGTTGTTATATGCTCCAAACGGTGAAAAGAAAATTTATTATAAAGGCGGAGGGAAGATAAACTCTGTTGGGGCTATCACGGGTATGTCTTTAGGAACGGTGACATTTCTCGAATTTAATCTATTGCACAAAGACTTTATCAATGAATGCTTTAGACGGACATTTGCCGCTGAATGGCGTTACCACTTAGGAGAACAGAACCCACCAGCGCCAAACCATCCTAATATTGAATTGCTTGAACGTTTTGAGAAGTCAGGACGTTTTTTATTTCGTCATTGGACACCGAACGACAATCCAATTTTAAGTGAGGAGCGAAAGAAAGAACTTTTTGATGAGCTTTCTAGTAGTGAATATCTTCTAGAACGTGACTGGTACGGACATCGAGTATTACCGCAAGGTGTTATCTATGCTATGTTTGGCAAGAACAACAAAGCTACCGAGATAAAGGGGAATATAATTGAAACTTTTTTTACTGCAGATGGTGGGCAAGCTGATGCTACGACTTGTGCTTTTTGGGTGGTTACTCATCACGAAGGAAAGTTTTATTTGTATCGTTTAGCTAACTACTATCATAGCGGAACTGAGACTGGAGAAACCAAGGCGATGTCTATATACGCTAAAGAAATCAAAAAGTTTGTCGAGTGGTGCTATACAAAATGGAAACATCTTCCTCGATGGAACTGGTTCTTTGTCGATCCAGCATGTAAAACACTAAGAACAGAACTGGATTTAATTGGTATTGAGACTGATAAAGCTGATAATAATAGTTCTGACAAAGTTTCGAGTAATGGATTGAAAATCGAAGTCGGCATTGAACGTCTCCAAAATACGATGACTAGTGGACAATTCATCATCTTGGAAAACGGCGAAGAATATGATCACTACAATTTTGAAAAAGAAATATCTATGTACGTAAGAAATGACAATGGATTACCGATTGATAAATATAATCACGCTCTCGATGAAGCGAGATATGGAAACAATTATTTCTACAAAACTTACATCGCCTAGAAAAGAGGTGGACAAATGTTCGATAAATTAAAAGCTTTGTTTAGGATTGGAGGTGCAAAAATAGGAATGGTTGAAACATTGAATAGTATCACAGATCATCCAAAGATTGCTATGAGTGATAGCGAATTAAGTCGAATAAGGAACAATAAAGAAATTTATAGAAACGTTTATGGGGACATAGAATATATCAATAGTGATGGTTATAGGCAGACGCGTCCTTTTCACTCGTTGAACGTATCCAAAGTAGTGTCCAGAAAGTTATCTAAGCTAGTATTCAACGATGGATGCAACATCAGTTTGGATGATGAAAAAGCTGATGAATTTTTGCAGTCGGTATTTGCTGACAATAAATTCAGGAAAAACTTCGGAGAAGAGCTAGAGGCTGGTTATGCCATTGGCGGTTTAGCTTTGAGGCCTTACGTGGATACTAATTCAGGTAAAATCAAAATTTCATTTTGTCGAGCTGATACATTTTTCCCTCTACAATCCAATACCAATGATATTTCAGAAGCAGCCATCGCTACTGTAACTCAGCAAGCCGAGGGACAAAAGACAATCTATTATACTTTGCTAGAATTTCATGAATGGGTTGACGGAAAGTACCGCATCAGAAACGAATTGTACCGATCTGAAGAACAAAAGCAAGTTGGTGTGAGGATTCCTCTCAACTCTTTAGAAAAGTATAAAAATCTGCAGGAGGAGACGATCTTAGATGGTTTTAGTCGTCCTCTTTTTGTGTATATAAAGCTAGCGGGTAAAAATAATATTAATTTAGATAGCCCACTAAGTTTGGGTGTGATCGACAACGCTAAGCGACAATTGGCAGATATCAATGAAAAATACGATGAGTTTATGTGGGAAATAGAAGAAGCTAGAAGAAAAATTTTAGCATCTGATCACTTTTTCAGAGTTAAATATGACAGCAATGGAAAACCAGTGAAGCGGTTTGACAGTAAAACATCTGTTTTTCAACGGCTTAAATCTGATGAACCTTTTATTGATGAATTCGCTCCATCATTGCGATCAACTGAATTTATAGCAAGTATCAATTTCATTTTGCGAATTATTGAGCTCCAGACAGGCTTTTCTAGTGGAACATTTAGTTTTGATGGCCAGTCTGTTAAAACAGCGACTGAGATAATTAGTGAAAACTCTGAAACTTTTTCTACTCGGTCAGATAATGTTCTTATTGTAGAAGAAGCGTTGAAAGAATTGATCACTACGATTTTTGAACTTGCTGAGGCATACAAGTTATTTAATCCTGTCAAAGAATTAGGAATAAATATCGACTTTGATGATGGTGTTTTCCAATCACAAGATGCCAAGGCTGATTATTACTCTAAACTAGTAACAGCTGGCTTAACATCTAAGTTAACTGCTATTCAAAAACTTACTGGAGTTACAGAAAAAGAAGCAAAAAGGATAGTATATGAGATTAGGGCTGAAACTCTTGATATGGATTACTCAGAGCATGAGCAAAACATAATTGAGGGACAATTAGGAAGTGAAGAATAATGGTTTCTCCACATCAGTTAGACTTATGGTCTTCTAATATGGCTCATCTATATCAATCGTTAGAAGGCGAATTAATACGTATTATCATCAAACGATTGAATAGTGGGCACGATAATATTTTAGATTGGCAAAGAGAAAAACTGCAACAGTTGCATCTATTTAATAAAGAAACTGCAAAAGTGATTTCTCAAATAACAGGAATTGCTGAATCTGAAATTGAAAGTATGTTTGATAGCTCAGGAGAAAAGATAATCAGAGACTTAGACAAACAACTACCTTACGATCCTAAGACTTTGCCATCGAACCTAGACAATGTCATGAAAGCTTATCATGATCAAGTATGGTCTGACATAAACAATTATGTGAATCAAACGTTACTATCTACCAATTTTGGCTACGGAACAGCTACCGCTCAAATGTACACAGAAATAATTAACAAAACGACTGCTGCATTTAACAGCGGTCTTTTTACATTCGATGAAGCACTAGAAAGAACGATTCAAGGATGGGCTCAAAAAGGTATTAAGTCTACTTTTATTGATAAGGGAGGGCATACATGGAGCCTAGAACGGTATGTTAGAACAGTTTTAAAGTCTACCCTATCAAATACCTATGACACATTAAGAAAAGACCGCATGAGCGAGTATAGTGTCCACACCGTGCTAGTCACAAGCCATATGGGAGCAAGGCAAGCATGTTCAAAGATTCAAGGTCATGTGGTTGACTTACGACCCATGTCTGAATTACCTCCCAATTGGAAATATAGAAGTATTTACGATCCATATTGGCAAGCAGAATATGAAACTGCAGGCGGGCACCGAGGTGTAAATTGTCAACATATGCATATCCCATTTATTCCTAGTGTCAATACAAATAATCAACCTAAATTCAACGAAAAAGAAAATAAAAAGGTTGCGGAGTTAACTAAGAAGCAACGCTACCTAGAACGTCAGATTGTGAAATATAAAAAGAATAGAATGGTCTCAGAAGCTCTCAGACAAGACGAAAACGCAAAAGAGTGGGCGAAGAGAATTAGAGCCGCACAAAGTCGATTGCGTACTCTAGTTGATTCTAATGAGTATTTGAGTAGAAATTACGTAAGAGAGAAGGTATACACACCTATTAATACCTTACTGAAAGATTTTCACTATGATGATTTTTAAGTCTAATCAACGATTAGGCTTTTTTATTTTGCTTAGACCTGCTCGGAAGTCTCTAAAAGACGGCTCACAGTGGGAGTTGCCACTCTAAAAACACTTAGGAGGAAAAGAAAATGAAAAAAGAAGATCTTATCGCTTTAGGAATTGACGAAGAAATTGCTAAATCAGTTATGGCTTTACATGGGAAAACTGTTACGCAGTTAAATGCTCAAGTAGCTACTGCAGAACAAGAGCGTGATCAGTTCAAAGAACAGCTTGACTCTAACCAGACTGAATTAGACGCACTTAAAGAAGCTGCAAAAGGTAATGAGGGACTGACTCAACAACTTGCAGATTTACAAAGTAAATTTGATGCTGCCAAATCTGATTCTGAAACAAAACTTGCAGAGCAGCAGAAAGATTTCGCTATCAAGTTAGCTTTAAAAGAAGCGAATGCGCTTGATGAAGAAATTGTGCTTGGTCAACTAGATAAAGACACTATTAAAGTTGTCGACGGTAAATTACAAGGTTTTGAAGAACAATTAAAAGGACTTCAAGAAAGTAAATCATTCTTATTTCAAGAAGCAAAAGACCCTGAACCAACTCCGCCGACACCAACGATTGTTACCCCTGGAAATCCTGCTGGTTCTACAGCGGGTGGTAAAAGTATTGTACAAAAAATTCAAGAAAGATTAGGTGAATAAATATGGCTTTAGTATTAGACTCAAAAGATTTAGCAACCATTGACAAAGAATTTAGAGCTGATTCCCAAGTGTGGGATGTCTTAACACAAGGTGCAAAAAGTATCACTGCAGCTGACTTTGTCGGGGCAAACGAAGTACGTATCAACAAAATGTCAGGATTCGTGGATGCAACACAATACAAACGCAATGGAGAAAATGCACGCAATCAAATTAGTATTGAAAAAGAGACAATCAAGCTTACTCATGAAGACTGGTTCGGTTATGATGTAGATCAATTAGATCAGTCAGAAAGCGCAGCGTTGACTATTAATAATATTGTCACAGAACATAAACGACTAATTACAGTTCCTCATCGTGATAAAGTTGCTGTTCAAGTAATGTATGACAATGCAGGTAAAAAAGTGAACGAAACTTTAACGGAAGACAATATTCTAGCTGCATATGATGCCGCTGAAGAATATATGACTGACAATGAAGTACCTGGTGGCTACGTAATGTTTGTATCAGCAGCTACTTATCGTTTATTAAAAAATGCCAAAGGTGTTAGCAAAACATTCACGACAAACCAAATGTCTATTAATGGAATTGATAGAACAGTAGCTCAGATTGATGGCGGTGTTCCTATTCTAAAAGTAGCGAAAGATCGTTTTTCCGGAATAACTATTGAAGACACACTTAACTTCATTATCGTTCCACTAACTGCAGTGGCACCTATTGTTAAGTTTGGTACGGTTGACACAGTGCCGGCATCACAAGATCGAAGCGGCTATCGAGATACGATTAAAGGTTTAGATTACTATGATGCTATCGTATTCGACAACGCTAAAAAAGCAATCTATATTTCTTACGTCCCAAAAGCGTAGCCCCTTCAAGTGTTACGTTGAACAAAACAACTCTAACGCTTGAAGTAGGGGCGACTGAAACGTTAACAGCAACTGTTTCGCCTGAAAATGCAGCTGATAAATCTGTTCAGTTTTCTTCTAGCAATACAGCAATTGCTACTGTAACTCCTGTACAAGGAAAAGTCACAGGTGTTGCCGCAGGAACAGCAACGATTACTGGAACAACAGTAAATGGTAAAACAGCGACATGCGAAGTTACTGTAACAGAAGCAGGAGGAGGGGCATAGTTCCCTCTTCTTTTAATAAGGAGGGATGTTATATGCCTTATATTGAATTTGAAGAATTCAAAGATCTTACTGGGAAAACAGATGATTTTAAAGCTGCTTTCAAAAAGCATTTGTCAAAAGCAACTGCTGTTCTAGATAGCATCACTAACTATTTTTATCAATTTAATAAAATTGAGGAAGATCCAATTGATTTTCGTGTAAAACAATTTAAGCTAGCTTTATGTTCACAAATTATATATTTCGATGAAGTTGGAGCAGATACTTATGAAAGTATCAATAATACACCACAAAGCTTTTCTGCTGGAAGAACGAGTATCTCAAACTCTAGTAGATATAATCCTTCAGGAAAAAATGAGAGTAAACCACTTGTTGCTGAGGATATCTATATTTATTTAGAAGGAACGGGTTTGTTATATCGAGGTGTTCCGTCATGGTGATGCCTAAGCCTCCAGTACAATTTCTAGTGGATTCTTTTATTTATCGAGAATATTTAGGAGAAGGAGACTATAACCAACCTATTTATGGAGATTATGTAACTATAGAAAATTGTCGGATTGACCGAGGAAGTCAGTATTCTTTTTCACCAAGTGGCAAGCAGTTGCTCTATAATGCAGTAATTTTTTGTTATAAGACTTTAACTACCCCTTTACCGAATTTCAAAGAACAATCATTAGTTATTTATGATGGTAAAGAACATGTCATCACTAAGATCGAAAAGATTACAGAAGCGTATTCAGATGCTATCTATTCATACGAATTAGAGGTGATTTGATGGGTATTAAAGTTAATCTTGATGGAGTTAGAGCTAAAGTCAGCCCACAGGCTATGAAGCGAGGAAGATACGCATTAGCCAACCAAGCAATGGCTGACATGAACTCATTTGTACCTAAAAAGAATAATATCCTTCGCCAAAGTGCGCATATCGAAAGTGACGGCAGCGCTATTCTGTATGAAACGAAATACGCAAGAAGACAGTTCTATCTAAATGGAAAAAAATATACTACTCCAGGAACAGGTCCAAGATGGGATTTTAAAGCAAAAGCGTTATATATGCCTTCTTGGAAAAAAGCATATATGAAAGGGGCTGGAATTAAGTAATGGATTTTATCGATCGAATCAAAGACAAGATAAATGATATTCCAGACTTGCCATTAAAAATAAAAAAAGGATATCTTTCTGCTGACGAAAGCTTAGTAATTTACCCATTACCAGGCGGGCAAAATCTTGTGGAATACTATGACGGTATTAAAGATGTACAACTAAATTTTGAAATTGCGATGAAGTCAAAAGATGGTCATAGAATTGAGCAAACGCTTTGGCTTATCTCTGATTCGTTAGAGCGTGTGTCAGACGTTGCTAGCTCTGATGGATCTTTTGAATTTAACAATTTAACTATAACGAGCAAACCTTTCATCAATGATGCTGATGAACAAGGTTGGTTCGTTTTTTTATTAGATTTTCAAACAAAATTAACCACATTTGAGGGGGAAAATAAATGAGACGCAAAAATGCCTTACAAAGCTATTTTATTCAATTAATTACAACTACTAATGCTGATACACCAAGCGAAGACGGTTGGTTGGAGTTAGCAAAGTGGATTTCCAACGTTGATGATAATTCGAACGAAGAATCTGAAACTACTGGCTACTATGATGGGAACGGCGAAGGGGAGACAGACGTTACTTCTCATCAGTTAGGTTATTCATTTACAGGCTTATACGATGAAGATGATGCTGCGATGGCGGCTATTGAGGGCATGATTGGAAAATCAGGAGATGCTCGGAAAGTGTGGTTCAAAGTAGTGTCTGCATCTGGTAAAAAACAACGTATTGGTAAAGCAACAGTAACAGAGCCAGTTGCTCAGGTCGGCGATGCTACTGCATACGGTGATTTCTCATGCGGTATCGCATTTGATAGCACACCAGAAGCAGAAGATGTTCCTGTTACACACTAATGCACCCCAGAACGTAACTGGGGTTTTGAATGTTGATGGGTCAGTTTCTCTTTCTTGGGATGCAGTGCCCAAAGCAAAATCTTATATTCCACACTATACCGATGCGAATCAAACAGATCCGCACGATGCCAACAAAATGGGATATACGGAAACAAATTCTTGGACGTTACCAGCAGCAGATATGCCACATCTAGAAGCTGGCGATGAAATCCGTTTCTACATCCAAACTTACAACGAGGTTGGCCAAGGGGCTAATGATATCGAGAAAGCACGCTATCTGCATGACGGTGAATTCTTAGGTTCTGCTTGGTCCATACCAGTAGTATTAATCAAAAAATAAGTCGAGCTGTCCGTCTGGGCAGCTTTTTTAGGAGGATAACATGACTAACAAATTATCATTTCAAATAGAGAAAAAAGGTTTTCCTATCAATATTGGAGAAGTAGAGTTCTTTTTCGGTACTACTCCAGAAGAACTGACACGTTTTTTTGATACTCAAGCTGAATTTGAGGAACAGGTTAAGGAACTTAAGCAACAACTTAAACAGATCAAGAATATCGAACAACCAGAAAAAGAAGATGCTATTAAGATTATTGATCTAACGAAAAATCTAGCTAAAGCAGAATATGATTCGTTGCTTGGTGAAGGATCATTTGAAAAAATTTATTCTGTTTATCGTGATGTTGAGCAATTAATAGACTTGTTTGATCCGATTTCTTTTGAAGTTGCGGAAGCAATTGAAAAAGAAGCTTTGAAACGTAAAGATACTCTTTCTAAGAAGAAAGCTGATTTATTGAAAAAGAAAGCATTGAAAAATAAGAAAAAGAAGTAGGTGATTAAATGCGGTTAAATGACCCGTTAGTCACTTCGATAGAGGTTGATGGTATAGAATTACCTATCGATTTAACATTTGATAATGTACTAGATGTTTTTGATATTTTGGAAGATAGTGATTTATTTCCAGAAGAAAAAGTGAATATGTGTTTAGAACTGTTGATCAGTGACTTTGAAAAAATTTTTCAAGGCTCGTCTGAACAACAGTTTTTATTATTTAACTACATTTTAGAAAATTATATTTCTGTAGGAGATAGTGATGGTGTTGAAACTGATCGTTTAGGCAATCCTATGCCTAATGCAGTTAAAGAAAAAAAGACCATCAGCCTAGTTCATGATGCTAAATACATCTATGCATCGTTCAGACAAATTGGCATCAATCTATTTGAAGAGCAAGGACGGATGATGTGGGAGGAATTCCAAGCATTGCTTGAGAGTTTGCCAGACGACACCATTCTTGCTCGAATCATCCAGATTAGGACATGGGAACCGAGCAAAGGAGAATCAGCTAAAGAAAAAGAACGCATGAGAAAGCTACAACAAAAATATGCATTGCCTGATTCGGAGGTAGGTGAAGACGATGGCTGATGGAAGAGTAGAGATAGAAGTTGATGTGGATGGTAAAGGCGTTACCATACTTAACAAGGGTCTTGATCAGTTAGAAGGTAAGAGTAATAAAGCAGGAGCCTCAATTAAAAATTTGGTTGTTTCCTTAGGCCTCGTTAAAGTTGCGGCGGCTGCTTTTAATGTTTTAAAGAATTCGCTAGATTCCGCAATTAGCCGTTTCGATACTATGCAAAAATTCCCTAAAGTAATGAAAGCTTTAGGTTTTAGTGCAGAGGACTCTCAGAGATCCATTAACAAATTATCCGATGGAATTGATGGTTTGCCAACTAAATTAGATGATGTTGTAGCAAGTACACAACAAATGACAGCAATCACTGGAGATTTAGATAGATCCACGGACACTGTTTTAGCATTAAACAATGCATTTCTTGCGTCTGGCGCTTCAACAGAAGATGCCAGTCGAGGTATGCAACAGTATAACCAGATGCTTTCAACTGGGCAAGTCGACTTAGAGAGCTGGAAAACTTTACAAGAAACCATGCCCCTTGCTTTGCAAAAAACAGCTGAAGCAATGGGATTTGTTGGGAAATCAGCTCAAAGAGATCTCTATAATGCGCTTAAAGAAGGAACAGTAACATTTGATCAATTCCAAGATAAACTGATTGAGCTAGGAACTGGAACAGGAATGTTGGCAACCTTGGCAAAGGAGAATTCGCTGGGGATCGCTACTTCATTCGGAAATCTAAGTAATGCTGTTTCTAAAGGTGTAGCTAATCTTATTACTAAGTTTGATGAACTGGTGCAAAAACTTACTGGTAAAACGATTGCTCAAAATATTGATAGTATGAAATCTATTATTAATGAATCATTTGAAGAAATGTCAAAAGTAATGGACATATTGATAGATAATACTGATGATATGATTTCTGCTTTTAAAGGCCTATTAGACATTGTGGAATTGTTAGCTCCAGCTTTTATTGCAGCCACTGGAGCGTATGTAGGCTTCAAAACAGCATTAGCTCTAGGTACATTAATAAGTTTTGTAGGAAAAATCTATGGAGTAATAACGGCCCTAGGTAGTATGGTCAGCATGTTTGGAGTATCTGGAACAGCTTACGCATTGTTATCTGCTATTATTCCAGCTGGTCTGACGGTATTTCAACTACTTTCAGGTGTTATAGGAGCAGCAGTTGCAGCTTTCATCTATTTTTATAAAACAAGTGAAACGTTTCGAAATGGCATAAATAAAACTATTGAAGTTGTAAAATCTGGACTGATTAAGTCATTTGAATATCTAAAAGGAGTCTTTATTTCTATATTACCTACACTTCAAAAAGTAGCTGATACAGTAGGAAACTATCTTGTTAAAGGATTTCAAAAAGTTGTCGAAGTCGGATCAGCAATTGCTTCAGTAGCGGTACCAGCTTTTTTTAATTTTGTTGATGCAGTAAAAAGAATTGTTTCTTCTGGCATAGAAAGATTTGGCTCTACTCTTTCGCAAATAGGCTCTGTATTGTCAGGGATTTTTTCTTCTGGTATAGAATTGGCAGGTAATCTGCTGGAAAAATTTGGAGGAGCTTTTGGTAAAGTCGGCGGAGCAGTTTCTCTAGTTATCGGCATTTTGACTAAAGTAGCAATAGCAGCACTAGGGCTTACTGGTCCATTCGGATTAGCAGTTTCTTTAATTATTTCATTTATATCTGCGTGGGCTAAAACTGGCGATTTTAGTGCAGATGGAATCACAAAAGTGTTTGATCAATTAAGTGAAACAATTAGCAACGTGGCAGATTCTATCTCTCAATATCTCCCGCAAATTATCGAAAGTATTACTTCTGTGATTACAAGTATTGTCGACAAAATAGTTGAAATGTTACCGCAACTAACAGAGATAGCTATACAGCTTATTCAAACATTGACGGATGCAATTGTTACTTATTTGCCTAAATTGATTGAAATAGCCACGAAAATAATAACTACTATTGTACAAGGCATTTCATTAGCACTTCCCGCACTGCTGTTGGCTGCAACAGAGATAATTACAAAACTCATTTCTGCTTTTGCTGAGCTTCTACCAAAAATTATTGAAGTTGGCACAAATTTGTTAACTATGCTTATTCAAGGGATCGTAGCAGCACTACCTACGATAATTGAAGTTGTCATTCAGATTATTAATACACTGATTGATGGGTTCTTAACAGTACTACCTATGCTTTTAGAAGTTGGATTACAAATCATCACTTCTCTCGTGAATGCGATAATAACTGCATTGCCTCAACTTGTTGAAGCATCTACCGTTATCGTTACTACTTTGCTAACAACAATTATTGAAGCTTTACCGACATTAATTTCTGCAGGAATACAAATGTTAATGGCGCTTATCGGAGGCATAATTTCTATTCTTCCGTTGTTAATAAATGCTGCTATCCAAATCACAATGGCTTTGATTAGTGCATTAATCAGTGCACTTCCGCAAATTATTGCTGCTGGCATTCAGCTGTTATTAGCATTAATACAAGGAATAATCTCGATATTACCACAGTTGGTTGCAGCGGCAATTCAAATCACTATTGCTCTAGTTAATGCGTTGATTAGTGCTTTGCCTCAATTGATATCAGCGGGTATTAAATTGATTGTTGCGTTGGTAGATGGAGTGATCTCAGTACTTCCTCAATTAGTATCAGCTGCTATTCAATTAATGGCTGCTTTGTTCAAAGCTTTAGTAAGTGCTATACCACAACTTTTATCAGCTGGTGTCCAATTGATCAACGCACTTATTAGAGGAATCTTGAGCTTATTGGGACAATTATTATCAGCTGGAGCGAGATTAATTACTGGATTATTGAGTACTATAGCTCAGTTTCTTGGACAAATGGTGAATGCTGGAGCCAATTTAATTAGAAACTTAGTTTCTGGGATTCTTAGTGTGATAGGGTCAGTAACCAGTGCAGTATCTAATATCGGAAACTCTATAATAGATACTTTGAGTGGGATTGATTTATTTGAAATTGGTTCAAACATCATACAAGGATTAATTAACGGTATCGGTTCAATGGTTGGAGCAGTTGCTTCTAAAATTTCTGAAGTAGCGGGAAACATTAAAGACAAAATAACTGGCGCGCTTGGAATTCATTCTCCATCACGTTGGATGAGAGATTACGTTGGTAAGTTTATCCCTCAAGGAATAGCTGTAGGTATCGAAGCAGATGCGAAATCTGCATATTCAGCAATGAATAAGCTTTCTAATGGTTTGATGAATTCTATCACGCCAGAATCAGCTCTTGGCACTTCGAGGATGGGGATGGCATCTGTTGGATCACAGATAGTTAATAATACCTACAACAGTCAGAAGCAATTTGATGTTGAAAAGCTTGCACAAGTATTTGCAAAACAACCAGTACGGGTCTCAAGTTATTTAGATGGAACTTTAGTAGGGGATAATATGGATCAACGTTTTGGAAAAGTATTGAATCGTAGATCGTACATGAGAGGAGGATAGTTTAATGAATGAGAAAACACGTGTATATCTTGCATTTTCTGATGAAATTGTCGAATTGACAAATAATTCTTATCTGAGATTGATTGACATTAATATAGGTATGCCAGTGGCAAAAAATGAGTTTGTTGAATTTTCTGGCACGAATGGAAAGCGTCTTTCGAACAGCTCGTTTGACGCTTTTCCTATTACTCTCTCATTTGATATTCGAAGTAGAGAGCAATCAATGTTTGACTTAGTTTTACAAAAGACGGAACTCCGCGAATTGTTTACTAGAGAACCAGAATTTTATCTAATTTACAGCAAAGAGCCAGGTAAAAAATATCGAGTAGTTTATGATTCTATTGACGATGAAAGAAAAGGCGTAATTTACACAAGATATACTGTAAATCTGGAAGCTATCAAAGGATATTCTGAATCCATCGCAACTACTTTAACGGATTTCAACCTAGAGGAAGAATGGCAGTTCTCGCAAGGGTTAGTGGCGGAAGATTACAAGTACACGCATCAGACTAGTCACTTCATTATTTATAATGCTGGAAGCTTCGAGATTGACCCGCGAGAACATTATCTGCGTATTGCGGTAGAAGGGGAGTCAGAGGGCAACGTGACAATCTTCAATAAAACTACTGGTGATCGCTTTGTTTATTATCCTTCACTTTCTACTAATCTTGGACAGACGTTGGTCTTAGATGGCGTGATTCCAAAATTGAACGGCGTAAGTTGCGGGATCAATACGAATCATGGCCTAATCAATTTGGTTGAGGGAGTCAATGAAATCGAGATCCAAAATATTACTCGCGTGAAATCTTCATGGGATTTCCGTTTCTTATATAAGTAGGTGATTGAGTGACTGATTTAATTATTCGAAATTATGAACAAACCAAAGAAGAAATCCTTGTCGGTTATGACAAGGGTTCTTTTTATGAAAACTGGCAACAAAATGAAACGTGGGAGATCGGCTTTACCGTTACCAACAATTCGTTGAATCAGGAAGTATTTGATTTAGTTGAATACGAGTCTTCTGTTTTCTACAACGGACAGGAATTTGTGATCAAAGAAATGACTCGCGAAGCACTTGGACAGTTATTGACGAAACAAGTGGTTGCGACACATATCTATTACACCGTTCAAGATGGTTATCAGTACAATACAGTAACTGGTGCGAGATCTATTAGCCAGTTGCTCACGCATGTATTTAGTGCAGGGAGTCGCGGCTTTACATGGGAAGTCATTGATCCAAACAAAAAATTCCTTACCGTTGAACAAGAAAATTTCGGTAACGCGAATTACTTGAAGCTGATCAATGAGATTCTATCTGACTATAATGCAGTCGTGATTCCGAATAATAAACATCTAACTTTCTATCCTGCCAGTGAGTACGGCCAGCGGACGGAAGAACAGATTCGCTATAAATACAATACAGATGAAGTGTCTTTCGATATTGATACGTATTCCTTGAAGACGCAAATCAAAGGTTATGGAAAATTGAAAGATGGCGCAAATACTGAGGATCCTAAAGATAGTGACTATAGATTTACTCCTATCACTTACACAAGTCCTGAATCACAGAAATGGGGAATCAGGATACAAGACCCTATTAAAGACGAACGGTATACCGTATCAGGGAACATGCTCGAGCGGTTAAAGACAGACTTGCAAGACTATCCAAGTATTTCGGGATCCGTAACGTTGAAATGGAAAATAAGTCCCGAAAAAGGCGATCACGTTCCATTCATTTATGAACCTTTAAATATCAATACGTACATTCAAGTGGTAGGAATCAAGACGTATCCAGCGATACCAAATAAGCCACCAGAAATCACATTGAGCAACACAAAGAAAACAATGACGTCGATACTCGCTGAAATGGCGAAGAAAGGAGTGATTTGATGGGGTTATTAAAATTAATCAGTAACCGTATCTCTACGGAATGGAAAGAGAAATTTAACAAAAACATTGACTACCTCAATGATCTTGAGAAGAAATTGTCTGATCAAGACAAATCAACGAACAGTCGTATTGATAATATCGTGCTTCATTCAGGCGGTGATTCTCCTAACGAAGTAGTGGATGCACGTGTAAACAATAGAGGAGAAACCTTTCCTACGTTACACGGCAGATTGGTAGAACATGAAAAACTGACAGATGAACAAATTAGCGAATTAATTACAAATGCCGCTAGTCAAAAAGCACAAGTGGAGCAATTAAACAAAGCAGTCCAACAAATCATTGGAGGGTATAACGAGCCCATCAATATTTATGTTTCAAAAGATGGAAACGACCAGACTGGAGATGGATCTCAAGAGAAACCATTTCTCACGATTCAAACTGCAGTCAATTCAGTTCCGCTAATTACAACATCATCTGTCACCATCTGGATTAGCGATGGGGTGTATTTGGAAGATGTATATGTCAATGGATTAACATTTAGAACATTTGTCATACGTCCTTTAAATGATACCAGCACATTAGACCCACAAGTGTCTGATTGTCCAGTAAAAGTTAGAAGTATTATGTTCGCAACATGTACTGGCTATTGTCAAATCGTTGGAATGCAGATCGTTGACACTGCAAATTCTCCACTTTTTCAAGGAAGACAGTATGGAATTGTCAATGAACAGAGTGGCTATATGGCTATTAGTCAGTGTAAATTTGCGGAGAATACTAAATCATTGGCATATAACGCTGTATATGTAGGTGGGACTTCTAAGATGAATATGTATGGTTCAACAACGTTCATTAATCAAGACATAGCTGTGCAAGTTCGTTTGTTATCAGAGTTTAGTGTGGGCGACTTGAAGGGTTCAGGCAATAACATTGGGGTGTACGTTGATGCAGCAACTGCTAGATATGCCAAGCCAGCTGCAGGATTTGCAACAACTGAAAATAAAATTATTGGCAGAGGTTTGATTATCAACAATGGGCAGGTGTTAAGCTGATGGTTTATAAAATGAATGAATCGATCATTATGATCCAAGCAGAAGCAATCAATCCGATTCAGACAAATGTTGTTTTTTGGTCGCATGATCGAGGAACAGCCAAGCTTCGAATGAAGTTAGTTCGGAAAAACGGCATCCCTCAAAGCTTACCCGAAGGGACAACTGTTCCGATTCGCTTGATGTTCAAATCTGCAACGGCAGAAGGTGGTTATGGTAAACATGACTATCTAGCTACGGTAGAAGATCCTGTGAATGGGATTGTTTCTATTGTGTTAGAGGATAATATACTGGGATACGTAGGCACCGTAGAAGGTAGCGTATATATTGATTTTCCAAACGACCGCTCGTTAGATACAGCTGGTCGTTTTACTTTTGACATCAAACGCAGTCCAATCGATGATAGTACACCAGAACTAGAAGATTATTATTTCAATGGTTTCAGTCAGACCATTGATAAAATTGAGAAAATTCTAGCTGATGGGAAGCAAGAAATTGAGCAGAAAATTGCGGAATCTGAAACGCAGATTGATGCGAAATTAAAAGACACAAACGACAAAATCACGAAAGCCAATCAAGATGTCGCAACTCTCAATACTAATATTGATAAGGCAAATGATCGTATTGATCAAACGAATCAGCAAATCAGCGACCTCGGTAAGCTGAAAAAAATGTACTCCAATAGCATCAACTTCGGGGACTATGATTATTCGGGGAATCCAAATTTGTTGCCAGTAATAGATTATTCTCAGCTAAGTAGAACAAATTCCAGTATCCAACCGCCACCAGCATACGTCAAAGACCATGGAACTTATTTTGAAGTTGATATGAGTGATCCATCTGCGTCTGGTGTTTCTAGGAATGTATTTATACCACTTATTACACGTTTGCAAAAAGGAAAAACATATACAATTAGTGCCAATATTATGATTAGTGATGGAATGATTACAGGGAAATGCCCACTGTGCTATTCAGTATATAGAAGCCTACCTAAACCAGATACACTTAGACCAGTTGCGTTATACCCAACTAATGATAATAATGATAATTTTGTGCGTGTAAGTAAAACATTTACTATACCATCTGATTTAACTGATGGTGATTTTGCACCATTTTTACAATGGTATTTTCCATCAGATGCTGTAGGTAAATATTATGTAGGGTACGATATTAAAATTGAAGAAGGTTCAAAAGCAACACCGTACCAGCCCAACTTACTAAATGACCCTTACTGGTTGGGTAAAGCTCCTTTGGGTGAGAATATTGCTGATCCAGCAAAAGTGTTTCCTATTAAAACTAGCAACAATCAAATATATATTGGAGATATGATCGAACCGTTTGTTGTAGGGCAAACATATACCCTTACAATGAAAGCTACTAAACCGGATAGCCAAACGTTTAGAGTATATAACTACGGAATGGTTAAATACGGCGACATGATGCCAGTGGAAGGTTTAACTGATGTTTGGCAATTAACATTCACAGTATCAGAGATTTACGAATCTTATCCATCAAGTTTAACGATTTATCAGCAACCCAAAGAAACCGTTGGTGCATGTCAAATTGACTGGCTCAAGATCGAAAAAGGCAACACACGAACCCCGAATATTAGTCAGTTTAAATACTTCGGTGAAGGCCTGAAAGACAGCAACAATCCGAACGACTATAGTTGGGACGTCACGCCTGAATATACTGAAAAAGGCTTGAATGATTCTGTGAGCTTAACCAAGCCACAATCTGTAGATGGAACTAAGAACTTTTTAGAAACCCCTCTAGTTAATGGAAAAAATGTACTGGTAGAAGAAAAGCCGTTGCCTTATGAAGCGTGGCATTCAACAGGAACTGAACAAACTGGAATTTCTAATAAAGCTCGGTTAATTATTGGACCAGTAGCAACCACCATTGGAGCAAAATTGAATCGATCCATGAAGGAGAATCCGTTGTCTTGGAATTCTGGAAATTGGCAAGCTACAGCTAATCGAGACTGTACTTTGTTGGTAGAAGGGCTAGTTAGATATCAGTTTGGCGGATCAACAGCTGGCCAGTATGGTTATATTACTTTTTATAAAGACGATGCTCAAACTAGTTCTATTGGTTTCGCAGGTGGTGTTGGTATAAATGGAACTGCATTACAATGGAAACATGGGCTTCACTTTAGTAGAATTTTCGCGTTGAAAAAAGGAGAGTACTTCAATATCACTTTTGAAACTCAGGAGGGTAAGAAGTTAGATTTTTCTCAAATAAACACGCTACACATTATGGAAATAGAATCTTAGATTAAAGGAGTGAAATAAATGAAAAACATTTGGAAATATGGACGTACTGGCGGAGAATATGCAGGAAAAGTATTGGACGACATGCTTGTATCCGTTCCTTACACGGATCAGCCACCGCTTGAAGGGCTTCGTGCTGATGGCGAACCGCTAACGATTGCTGATCAGATGTTTGATCCTAAATTGAACCAATGGATTGTTTTAGCGAACGCACTAGATCACAACGATTTAAACAATCTCAAAGCGATGTACGAGGCTCTGGAACATGAAAACGATAACCTAAAGCAGCTCAATGCCAAAATCATGCTAAACGATGTAGCGATTAAACAGGAAAATGCTGCATTGAAAGAAAAAGCGGATAGTTTAGCACAAATCAATTCAAAAATGATGCTTGCTTCGTTACAAAATAGCAAAGATATTTCAGAAATTAAAGAGCAACTAAATCCAGCTTCAAAGGGAGGTGAGTAGTATGTTTAGTTTTAGCGATGTGAAAATGATGTATGATTGGGGCTGTTTTACTGACGATCAAGTTCGTCTATTCGTTCCACTATGCATTACAGACGAAGAAGCAGATAAAATTATTAGCAAAGAAGAGAGCGCATCTTAAGTGATGCGTTTTTTTGTTGGAAAGTTGGTGGAACATGAAAGAAGAAGCGCTCCAAGACGTTGTGGAGAGATTAGTAAGAATTGAAACAAAATTAGACAACTACGAATCACTTAGAGAAAAGGCTGATAGTGCAAAAGATTTGGCAGATAAAGCCTATTCAGTAGCACTAAACAATGCAGAAGACATCAAGGAAATGAAGAACAATAATAAATGGGCTTGGGGCTATATGATTGGCTTAGGCATTACAATCATTGGCTATTTCTTGACTAAATTGTAAAGGAGGTGAGAAGAAATGATTTTACCAGATAAGTATTATCAAATCATTAAATGGACGGTTTTAACAGTTTTACCAGCTGCATCTGTTTTAGTAGCCACGTTAGGAAAAGCGTATGGATGGAATGGAACAGATATGACAGTACTCACTATCAATGCAGTAGCAACATTTTTAGGCGTTATCACTGGTGTGTCGGCTTATAATTTGAAAAAATAGGAGGAAACAAATGAAAAAGAAAATTACTGTTACTGCGATGAGCCTATTAATGGCTCTTTTTTTATTGCCAATTAATGGGTTTGCTTATACGATCAACAATGAATTTAATTTGGGCGCAAATGAAGGCAGCTCGCAAGTAGCAAATAATCAGTATATTTTACTGCATGAAACAGCTAACGAAACAGCAACAGGACGCAATGAAGCACAGTATATGCAACGTTCATGGACTAGTGCCTATACTGCTTATATTGTGGGAGACGGTGGAATTGTTTATCAAGTCGGACAACCTGGTTATGTGCAGTATGGGGCTGGTTCATATGCTAATGCCAACAGTCCTGTGCAGATTGAGTTACAACACACGCACGATAAAGCAACTTTTGAAAAGAACTATAAAGCATATGTTGAATTGGCTAGAGATTCAGCAATGAAATATGGTATTCCATTAACATTGGACACGCCTTATAACCAACCAGGAATCAAATCGCATTTATGGGTAACACAAAATATTTGGGGCGATCATACAGATCCTTACGGTTATCTTTCTGAAATGGGCGTAAGTAAAGAAAAATTAGCATATGATTTAGCTCATGGATTTACCGATGAAAATCCGACAACTTCAGATGATAAACCAGTCATTGATCCAACTAGAGCAGGTGCAGCAAATCCTACGCTGACAGATGGAACAAATCACGCCCACATTGATCAGTTTGGGGAAATCGAAAACGCAAACTTGCATGTAGCTGGTTGGCACATCGCTAACTATAAATACGAGTATATTTTCATCATGGACTATAATACTGGAAAAGAACTAGCACGAGTAAATGCTAATGGCGTTTCACGCCCAGACGTAAACCAACCCTACGGCACTTATGGTAACGTTGGTTATCATGTATCTTTCAATATGCGTAATTTTCCTAACAAGAAAGTATATGTTATGATGCGTGCAACGAACGATCCGAAAGGTAACACGCAAGGCGGAGCGCAAGATTTTCATGACAAACGTTGGTATTTAAATATTCCACAACGATAAAAAATAGCCCCTCGTTGAGGGGCAGTACATATAATTTGTTTTCAATAAATATCTCATATTTAAGTTGTTTTTTATCATTAAATTTTTATTAACAAAACATAAGACACTATATATAGCACATTATGTTTTGCTATATCCTGTAAAATACATAATACACACTATATGTTGTGTTTACATGTATGTTTTAAATGATTTATTATTAAATCTTCACAATTGACGTTTTATTTTCTGCATGATATATTTTAATCAATAGATGACAATGCCTCCATTTCCGAAAGGACAGATACGCTCTGACATGGAGGCTCTTTTTTTGGAGGAAAAGGGATGGATGAACCACTATACTTAAGTTGTGAAGAACAGTTAGAATTGTTTGCTGCAAGAGGTATGAAAGTAAAAGAACATGATGTAAAAAAACTTGAGCATGTAAATTATTACAGATTAAAAGAATTTGCTAGACCTTTATCAAAAACAAGAAAAGAAAATGGAGTAGTAGTGGTTGATTATACTGGGATATCTTTTAAAGAAGTATTAACTAGATATTACCAAGATAAAAATTTAAGAATTAATTTATTGCATGCAATTGAAAAAGTAGAGATATCTTTGAAGACTAAAATAGCGCAAATTTTAGGAGAATCTTTAGGTGCGTATGGTTATTTAAACTTTTCTTCTTGGACCAATAGAGCAAAATTTAGTAGATTTGAAATTGAAGAGAGACAATATAATTTTAAAAAAAACTTGCTAAAAGTTATGCGACATGCTCGCTCTGCAGATTTAACAAATAGAAATAAAAATAAAGATGGCTTTCCTATTATATGGCTAGCACTAGACCTATTGATGTTTGGAGATCTAATTAGAATGTTGGAAATAATGAGTAACAAAAATCTTAAAAAAATCGCTGCTTGTTATGCCTGTGAAGCAAACGAACTTATTTCATGGATGAAATGTTTGCATTTTGTTAGAAATATTTGTGCCCATAATTCAAATATAATTGATTTAAAGCTTAAAACAACCCCTATACAAAGATCAGAATGGAGTAATATTCTTTTTATGTTGAAGGATAAACATGGAGAAAAGAGGCAGTCTAATAGATTAGCAATAGTATTATTAATTGTTTATCACTTGGTTTCTCAAATAAATGAACACTATAAGTGGAAAAATCTTAAGAATAACATAAAAACAATATGTGCAGGTAAAGAAAAGAATGCAAATCTATTAGGTTTTTCTAGTATAGAGGCCTCAAAAAAAGTTTTTAAAACAGAAAAATGACTTTCAAACAAACAGTGAAGGCGCAGTGAATGATGTGCGTATCACTGACATTTGTTTAAGTTTATAAAAATCAGGAAATTGTTCTAGCTATTTACTAAAAAACTCGAATCAATATAAAGCCTACCATACTAATCATATGGTAGGCTTTATATAATGCAATCTATAGATTTTCCGAGTTAATATCTTTATAATGCTTCCGTCAATCACATTCTTTTTTTTATCTCTTGTGATAAATCATTAAAATCGTTCTTTTTATTTGTTTTAAGATTAAACATTGATAGTAAAGTGAGGTACGCATTGTCATTTACGAATGTATAATCTGTATCTTGACTTTCTTGATTTAAGAGATAACTACTAATTTTACTATAATACATATCAATAATACTAATATTTGTTGTTCCATCAATTGCATGTATAGTATGGGTGATAACAAAAGTATCTTCAATAGCTTTAATATAAAGGTAAACATCATATATTTGAGATTTCAATTTTATTTTCTCAGCATCATTTAGAATATGCCCATTATGGATAACATTATTTCTTAAATTTCTTAGGCTCTCTATTTTTTTATGAAGTTTTTTACCAATTATATCATCATTAGATTCACCAATTATTTTTTTGTAAAATAACGAGAAAGAGTTAACAAATGCTCCGTATTTTCTTTCTGATAATTTTAAAGAACCTGAAGTATATGCATGTATTAAATCAGGGATATCAATTTCAGCAGTGTGTAAACAATAAGCTGCTGAAAAATCGGTCCAAAATAATTCTAAAGTTGTGTATAAGGAAACTAGCGATTCCCTATAATTTTGTTTAATATATTGAGCTACTGCATCATCAAAGAAAAAGGCATATCTTGGATGACTACTGGCTATTTTAAATTTATGACCGTTTGAACAAGTAGTCTCAATCAGTTCGAATCCGTTGCTTATTTCATAATTACTTAAAGTTGAACTAGGTAACCCATTTTCGCTACAAACTACACAAAAGGGGGGGATTTGATATAGATACATATATTTACCTCCGTCTTTATTTTTCTTAAATTTAGTATTTGAACTTAACATGATTGCCTCATCATTTAAGCAATATTTCTTTTCGTTCCTTAATCAATTCTTTTAACTCTGTTAAATCGTCGATTGTAGCCTGTTTCCGAATAAATGATCGAGCAGTGCTGCGATTCCGTAAATAACGAGCATGCTCGCGATTTTTTTCTTGCCATTTTTTGTTAACAGGAGTTGTGGTGGCTTCTCGTACCCTTAGCTCAGTTGGTCAGAGCAAACGGCTCATAACCGTCCGGTCGTAGGCTCGAGTCCTACAGGGTACATTAACGTAGCCAATTGAATTGTTCTGTGTTAGAATTTTTTGAAGAGTATTATACAAGCTAAAGCTTTTCTTCATTGCCACTCAAATGAGTGGCTTTTTTATGTATCCTTTTATGGATTAATGAAAGGATGTTTCACATAGTTATACTTCTGTATATTTGAAAAGTTTTACTTTGATTTTTAAATAGAAAGACATTTGAGTTATATTGTGAGATAATAATAAAGAAGAGTTTAAAGCGTTCCCCAAAAACCACTCCCCCATAAGTGTGTTGCGCTTTAAACTCTTTTATATTTGAAGCCATTAAAAAGCATACCATATTTTTGAAAAAAAGTGAGAAAAAAGGCTTATAATTGGAGTGATAGTTAATTAGTGACTTATTTTTGATTTTATAGCACTGATACTATAAAATATAGATATCATCATATTACACAATCTTAATACTAACTTAAAAAATATCTCCTTTCATAAGTATGGTGATAAAATCCGTTCCGGGCTACCTTTTTAGGTAGCCTACTTTAATCTTTGTATCTTTCTGGATCAACGAAAGTATACTTTATATAGTCATAACGCCGATGATCGCTTCGAGCGTCTGGCACGTCAGTCACGACATCAAACAAAAAATATACATCTTTCTTCATTCTAGTTTTCGCAGCAGGAATTTTAAAGTAGTTCTTATTAGAATAGTAGAGATTGATTAATAAGCTATCTTCGATTGCTAAAAAGAAAACTTCTGAATTCCATACTTTATAAAAATCTTTGATAAATCTATTCGAAGGATCAAATTTAAACCATAATTGTGTCTTTCCTTCTATTAAAATATCTTGGTTATACGCATCTTCTTTGAAATTTAAGGTAATTGATATGTATCCCGACCAAATATTAGGGTTGTTAGAAATTAAAGATCCTAGTCCTAGTGATAATAAAATACCAGATAATTATACAGCGCAACAGTATATTGAAGATATTTACAATGTTAGATCTGAAATACAAAGAGTTCTAGATAGAATTGAAAATGAAATTGGTAAGATAATGATGGAAATGGAAAGATCGTGATAAAGTTTTTGTTACTATTTTTAATAATGCAGCAAAAAAATATTGCCACCATTTTGCCACCGATGACTGAGGTTTTCTCAGGTGTTTTGAAATGACCTAAAGATAGAAGAGATTATTTAGTTCCTTTATAACCTTTAATACTAGAAGCTTAGAGACTATCTTAGATTAATAGAGAATAGTACAGTTAGATTATTGCGAAAAGAAGCCTTCATGGCCGTTCTGAAAATGGATGAGGAAGAAAGTAGGAAGTAGCAAGGTTTGTTTGAAAACAGTGTAAAAAATAACCCATGTTTACATGGATTCGCCACCGGTTTGCCACCGGTGGTTTTTTTCGGTGGCAAAACTTACGAATTCTTTCTCAGATTCTCCATGATATCGACCGTTTCATTTCTCATCTTATCTGTCACATGCGAGTAAGTATCCATCGTAATTGAAATTCTGCTGTGGCCCAATCGTTCAGAGATTTCTTTCATTTTTGCGCCATTTTCGAGAAGAAGTGTAGCATGAGTATGTCTGAGAGAATGGAAGTTAAAAGAGAGGGAGAGTGCATTCGATATCCTTCTAGTATTCCATTTCACTACACTTGGCGTAACTAGCCCACCGTCTTCCTTTGTACATACTGCATTTGAATCAATGTAGAGCTTTCCATACTTCATTCGATTTTCTAATTGTTGTTTCTTATGTTTTTTCAGAATTGCTAGCAAGGTTTGTCCAATAAAAATCGTTCGATTGGAACTGCTTGTCTTTGGTGTACCATATACCCATGCGCCATCATTCTTTACCATTTGTTTCTCTACAGTAATTGTTCCATTTGAAAAATCGACATTATCCCACGTCAGACCACAAACTTCGCCAACGCGCATTCCCGTATAAAATCCAATATTCAAAGGAATATAGAAAGGATGGCCTTCAGGAGTGATTTCTAGCATATGATCAAAGTCCTCAAGAGAAATGATCTTTAGATCTTTTTTAGTCGTTGGTCGTTCTTCGTATTTTGGTATCTTTACATACAGCATAGGATTTTGCTTGATTAACCCCCAAGGATAAACCGCCATATTCAGCGCATTCTTAAGGACAGAGTGAGTAATAGTCATTGTTTTCTTCGAGTAACCCTTTTTAAATTCAGCATTGATGAAATTTTGTAAAAGAGCAGGGGAGAGATCCGTAAGTTTTTTCTTTCCTAAATAACCGTTTATATGATTTTTGATGGTAAATCGGTAGTTTTCATAGGTATTGTATTTTAGATTTAGTTTAACGTATTCCTTCATCCAAAAATCAAGGTATTGTTTTACTCGAGTATCCGTACCTAAAAAGTATTGTCCTGTTTCGTCAATATCTGATAAAACTTTTCGTAAAGCAGCTTCGGCCTCTGGTCGGGTGTCTCCGCCAACTTTCTCCACTTTTTTCCTTGAGCCATCATCATTGATATCTTCAAAATAATAATACCAACGTTTTCCACGTTTTCTCACACCGCCACGCATAAAATCAGTCCTTTCATATTGCTATGTCATTAGTACGATAGTTAATTTTTTTTGGTACATATAGAGAGGGAATAGATGTAAAATTCGTATTTTTAATAGAAGTATACGAACTTATGTTCTTTTGCGTTTAAAAAGAAAAGCCCGAAGGCTGATCTTAAACTATTACAATGCAACTAATTAGGGACGAGCGTATTGATTCCCTCGAGGGGCACGACTATACCCAGCATTATCAGCATCTATTTGAGTCATGTATTGATAATTATTTGGATTTGTAACACGAGAATAGTACTTTCCACTATCTGAACGAGCGAAAACCATACCATTTGCAGCGATAGACCACTGGCCATCAACAGTGTATGAATTATTTTGTTGTTCAGCTTGACGTTGAGCTTCAGCAGCTTGCTGTTCTTGAGCCTGACGCTGAGCTTCAGCAGCTTGTTGCTTTTGTTGTTCTGCTTCAGCTGCCTCATTAGATTTTATAGTTGAATCAACATTGACTAAGCGATTTAATAATTCTTGGTTTCCACCAGGTATAGATTGAATAGCTGATAATGCTGCATTGTAGTTATCTCTAGTTGGATTAGCTTCAGCTTGTTCCAGAGTGGTTTTAGCTGTTGAAGTTTTTTGATTAATTTCTTCTTGGCGTTTTTTCTCAGCTTCTTTAGCTTTTTGTTCTTCTTGGTGCTTTTTTTCAGCCTCTTCTTTAGCTTTTTGTTCTTC